CCGTGACCCGGTACGTGCGCGTCGGGTTCTGGACGACGCCGTTCATCACGACGATCTGCGGTGCGCCGGTGGCCACCGGCGGCGTCACCGTGACGTCGGTCGGCGTGTAGGTGACGTCGACGATCTTCGAGCACGCCGGGGCGCTGGCGCTCCAGGAGTACTTCAGGCCGTTGGACACCTGCATGACGCGTTGGGCCGTCTGGCCGGCGCAGCCGTTGAACTGCTGCTCGAGCAGGGCCTTCAGCTGCACGGCCGTGAGCGTCATGGTCACGAGGCTGTTGCCGAAGGGCTGCACGGTGAACGCGTCGCCATAGGTCAGCGCGTACGGGTAGCTCGCCGTCGCCGACACGAAGCCGGGCGAGCGCACGCCGCCGGCATTCATGAAGGCGATCTGCGCGCCGCCGAGCGAGGCCGGCTGCGTGGCCAGCAACTGGGCGTCGGCGATCAGGCTTCCGGCGGGCTCTTCACCCGCGGCGTTCGCGGTCGACGGCAGCGCCGTCGAGATCGTGCCGACGACCGCGTTGGCGAGCGGGGAGACGAGGGCGTTGTAGCCCTGCACGATGTCGCGCACTGTCGGGTCCGCGGCAATCGCCTGGTTGATCGCCGGGTCGGTACGGTCCACCAGGCGGTTGGTCGGCGCGACGGCGACGACGTTGTGCGTCTGCGGATCCAGCTTGACGTCGATGTCGGTGATGATGCGGCCGAAGGCGCTCGCGCTCGTCACCGGGATCAGTCGACCTGCCTTGTTGGGCAGGCCGGTGGGGCGCTGCGTGGAGACGGCGACCCCGTTGACCTTCTTGACGTCCACGGTGTTGGCGGAGCAGTTGTACGCCGCGTGGGTGTGCGCGCTGATCACGAGGTCGACGGCGTCGTCGAGTCGATTGACGATCTTCTCGATATCGGACGCGGAGCCGTCGGCATTCTTCAGGTTGCCGTCGCAGCCGTTGATGTCGCCCACGTTCGGGCTGGACTGGAAGCCGCCCTGGTGCACCAGCACGACGATGGCCTCGATGCCCTGGGCACGCAGCCGTGGCACGAGCGCGTTGACCGTGTCGGCTTCGTCGCGGAATTCCAGGCCCGCCACGCCGGTGGGCGTGACGATGCCGGGCGTGCCCTTGAGCGTCATGCCGATGAAGGCCACCTTGACCCCGTTGAACGACTTGATGCCGTACGGCGGCAGCAAGGTGCGGCCCGTGGCGGTCTCGAACACGTTGGCCGACAGCCACTTGAACCGCGCTCCGTCGAACGTGCCCGGCGCGCGCGAGCCCAGGCCCTTGCAGCTGTTGGCGTCGGGTTGGCCATTGGTGAGCTTGCAGCCGCCGGCCTGAAGCCGCTTCAGCTCGGCCGAGCCCTTGTCGAATTCGTGGTTGCCCACGGAGGTGAAGTCGACGCCGACGTGGTTCATCGCCTCGACCGCCGGTTCGTCGAAGAACAGCGCGGAGATCAGCGGCGAGGCGCCGATGAAGTCGCCGCCGCCGACGACCGCATTGAGCGGGTTCTGCGTCTTGAGGCGGGCCACGTAGGCGGCGATGTACTCGGCGCCGCCGACCGCAGGCCGCTGCGCCGCCGGAACGATCGTGTTGACGCCGAACGTGCCTGGCGACTGCAGGTTGCCGTGGAAATCGTTGAAGCCGATGATCTTGACGGTGATCGGCGCGGGCGCGGTCGCCTGTGCCATCGCGCAACCGGCCAGGGACGAGGCGATCGTCGCGGCCAGCAGCGTGCGGCCGAGGAGGAACTGGGTCTTGTTCATGATGCGCGGGCCTCAGTTCGATGCGGTGGACTTGCGGCGGCGGGCGACCAGCGCGACGGCGGCGAGACCTGCGAACAGCAGCGCGGTGCTCGACGGTTCCGGGATGGCCGAGATGCTCAGGCGCACGGCACCGTTGGTGGCGTCGAGGTCGGCCGCTGCGGCGGGATCGAAGACGGATTGCAACAGCCAACCGCTGATGCTGTAGCTGCCGGGCTGCAGGTCGAAGACGCCGCGGCTGTAGGCCGGGTCGGCCAGGGCCTGCGTGAAGTCGAGCACGAGCGCGCCGGCGGTGGTGCCGGTGGCAACGCTGGACGTGGAGCCGAGCGTCGCGCCGAAGTCGCTGATCTTGAAGGTGTCGCCGGCATAGCCCGCGTCGACGACCGTGAGCGTGCCGTGGCTGCCGGCAGCGATGGTGAACGTGAAGCTCAACGGCGAGCCGTCGGTGTCGTCGATCCAGCCGTTGCCGAAGTCGGCCGCGACAAGGCTGTCGACGTTGAATTCGTTCCAGTTGCCGTCGGCGGCCAACGCGACGCTGGTCGCCTGGGCGGGCGCCGCGAACGCGGCCATGGCGGCGAGCGCCACCGTCATCAGTTGCATCTTCATCTGTGTGCTCTCCGGAGGTCGTTCGAGGCGCGCCGCCCTCGTGGGGCCCGCGCGGGAAGAAGCGACTGTCGGAGATGCAGGTGACCGTATCGTGACGGGGGGATGACCCGTTGCAACGTGCGAAGGGCCGTCGGCCTGTGTCCCCCTTCGCGCAACCGGCCGCCGCTCGGCACACTCGCCACTGTCACGAGGTCGACGGGGAACCGACGATCGGGTCGCGGGGAGAGGCGACCCGGGGGGCGCTTGCCGATGGCGTCGCGACGATGCACGATCGCACGAACGCCGCAGGCTCGTACGTTCGCCTGCAGCCTTCGCCGCGGCTGCCGCGGCCACCCGGAGGCAAGTCATCATGAGTCAGATCGACCACGTATTCGTGCTGGTACTCGAGAACCGATCGTTCGACCACTTCTTCGGCCTTTGCGGACGCCCGTCCGTCCATCGACCGGGTGACAGCGCGTTTCAGGCAGGGGCGACGGATCGCGCGGTGTTCGACCCGCCGCACGAGTTCGACTCGGTGCAGGCGCAGATCGCCGGCGGCGCGATGACCGGCTTCGACGCTCGCGCCAAGCTGGCATTCCTGCCGTCGCAGATCCCCGTCGTCAGCCAGCTGGCCGACGAGTTCGTCCTGTTCGACAACTGGTTCGCCTCCGTGCCGGGGCCGACCTGGCCGAACCGCTTCTTCGTCCATGCGGCGTCCAGCGGCGGCCTGGCGACCAGTCCGACTCAATTGCAGGAGAGCGGGGCCGTGATCACGACGAGGTCGCCGTTTCGATTCGAGAACGGCACGATCTACGATCGCCTGACGAGCTGCGGAAAGAAGTGGCGGGTCTATCACGGCGACGTCCAGCCGCAGGTGCTGGCGCTTCCCGGCATGGTCAGGCAGTATCTGGACGGCAGCGACCATTTCTGCCCCTTGCTTGACGGCGATCCGCACTTCTCGAGCTTCGCGGCCGACGTCGGTGACAGCGGATACGAGCCGGTCTACACCTTCATCGAGCCGAACTACGGCATCGAGATGGGCAGCCAGTTCCGTTTCGGCGACTCGCAACATCCGCTGGGACTCGTGAGCGCCGGGGAATCCCTGATCAAGCATGTGTTCGAGGCGCTGCGCAACTCACCGATCTGGTCGAGCAGCGCGCTGCTCGTCACCTGGGATGAGCATGGCGGCTTCTACGATCATGTGGCGCCGCCGCCTGCGACGCCTCCGGGCGATGAAGCGCTGAACGGACCGCCCGGCGGCCGTGCGCCCCCGTTTGCATTCGATCGCCTCGGCGTTCGGGTTCCTGCGTTATTGATCTCGCCGCTTGCACCCAAAGGCAGGCTCGGCAGCGAATTGTTTCCTGGGGCCGTGTTCGACCATTCGTCCATCATCCGATCGGTGTTCGAACGTTTTGAGCTCGGCGCGGCGTTGACGGCACGAGACGGTGCCGCGCCGAGCTGGAACGCCTGCCTCCGCGCTGACGCCCGCGACGCCTCCCAGGATGCGCCGACGGCGCTGGCTGCGACATTCGACAATGCACGAGTCGTGGACGCGACGTCCGCGCCTCGGATGTCCCAGCTTGCCGTGGACGGGTTCCTCGCGGGCGCGGCACTCATCGCGCACGAGCTCGACCACGAGGTCGCCAGCGCGGCGGGGCGCGTGCCGCTCGCCCACAACGTGCCGCAGTCCGCGGCCGCCTATGCCGCAGCCCGGCAGGCGTCCGTGAGGGACCCTCGGTTTCGCTCGCACGTCGTGCAGTACATCAACGAGGTTGGCGTGCGAGTGCAGGGGCATCGCATTCGAGGCGCGTCGCAAGTCGAACCCTAGCGGTCGAGCCCCGGGCACGGTCGACGATGGCCGAGCCCCTGGACAGACGGCGTCGGCCATTGGCTGCATCGGCGCCGCAACAGACCTGGCGCCGCGGCAGCAGGTGCGCAGCGCGTCGAGGCCCGACCCGACCCGGCGCGGAACCGCGCGCCGCGACGACGTCGTTCGAATTCATCCCGCTGAATTCGACGATGCCACAGGTCGCAGCATGAACACGTTGTCGCAGTTCCTCCGCTCCAGGCCGCTCGCGGCGCCCCTGCGAGTTCGACTGGCGCTGTCTCGCCTGGCTTCCGTCGCCTCTAGCCCAACGATCGAATCGATATTCGCCTCGGCCATGAACCAAGACACCGCGTGCGCCTTTGATCGGGATTTCGCGATGAGCGACGGCAGCAGCGATTTCGCCGCGCAGCCCGTGCACTCGCCGAACGCGTTCGCGCCCAATGGCTTCCGACCCATCGCGCGTGGTCAATCCGCTCGCCGAGTTTCGTGGCCAGCAGGCCATGGACGTATCCCTTGTCCATCAGTTGCGCGACCTTGTCGCGCGCGGGTGCTCCCGGCAAAGGCTGATCCGGTCGGTGGAGGAGATCGCCAGTCGCGTGCGCCGCCAGGGTGGCCAGCTTCTCGCAACCGGCTGCCCGAACCACGCAGGGGCCTGCAAACGCCTCTGGCGCGAGGGGCCCTCCGCGTCACGCGGAATCCGGCATCGGCCGACCCGCGCACGACCGTCGAGCGGGCGAAAGCGAACGGAACTTCCGCTCGGGTCGACACGAAGCAGGGCGCGCACCGCGCACCGCGCACCGCGCGCCGCGCGCCGGCCTGCGACGGTCAATCGCCGATCAGGTTCAGGCGCTTGCCCGCGTTGCTGACTGCGGCGGCGATGACTTCCTGGAAGCCGAACGCGTTGCCGAAGCCCGACATCCACCAGTTCAGGCCGGTGCCATCGGCGCGCTGCAGCGACGGCAGCGGCACCGCGATGACGGTCGCGCTGGAGCGCACGTCGCGATGTTCGTGGATGAGACGGCGGACCTCAGCCTGGATGTCTTCGGCTGAGCAGAGAGCTCTTGGCATCGATGTGGAACCGGGTTGCGCCACGTGGCGGCGTATCGAAGAGCAGGGCGCTCTCGTCGTTATCGACATCGACATCCTGCCAGGCGGCGGACTGGAGCGGGCTTGCCGATCCAGACTGTCGATCATTTATAACGCATTTGGCGGAGGGGGCGTCTGTCAAGCCCCCCGTGAATCCTGACTATTCTAGCCTGCCTCGGCCAGTCCGCCAGTTCGTCCGCCGCGATGCTCAGAACTCCAGCCGCGTGAAGAAGCCGATGATGCGTGCCTGCAGCAGCCTCACCGCGTCAGGTTTCATACTGGCAATGCGCTGACAACCATCGACTGTTGCTCTCCCAGCAGCCGTTATCGATCGCAAATCCGCATAAAAGGTTCCCAGCCCGGGTACGTCAGGCAAGGGCGCAAGCGCCCAAATGCGCTGTTCTAGCACTTGCGACTGGATCTCAGCAGGCAGGCTGCTGATTGGATGGAGTGGGGCCACGGTAACCCTGGACTGACCTTTATCGATTTCGCAGTCGTAGGAGAGCACCACAGCAAGGCCTTGGTGGCCACCAGCCAAGAAATGAAAGCGATTGTTCCTTTTGACAGCGACATCGCTCTCGGCCCAACCATTCGCGCCCTTCGCCATGGTGGCGAATCGCAGGTGGGTTGGCGGTTCCACCAGAATCCCTTGGGCCACGTCCTGAACGACGTCGCCTTGACTCAATTTCTCTTGCAGCCTTTCAGCCCACCACAGCACGAGACGGCAACTCAGATCAACGGGGGCGGCAGCAAGAACGACTCGTCTTTCTCGACGAGCGTTGCCGAGCGCATGCGCTCCAGCAGGCCAACCCAATATCGGTCCGGCACTTCGTCCTTATCCACGCGTGCAGCGGCCGACGCGTTCCCACCCGTATTCGACACAACTTGCGATCGCGAGACGGCGGCCAAAGGACTGCAAGCAACCGCAGTAAGGCTCGAAGAAAGAAATGCAGCGGCAACCGCAGCCTTGGCAGCGCGAGACATCTTCGGCCTGGCCGCAGATTCTGCGAGTCCGCTGTAGATCGTCAGAGCGCCGTCTAGCCAGCTGCGAACGTCAAAAGCCTCAAACCCGGTCATCTCTACTCTCCTTCGAACAGAGGCTGCGCGCCAAGGTCAGCTAACGTGTTCATCATGCCCAGCAGTTGGCTGACACGAACCTCGACCCGCACGACGCCATTGATCTGTAGCTTGCCCCCGTTGTTCATCGCGTGAAACGCGAAAGGGGAAACCTGATAAAAGTCCATCGCGGCATCTCCAGATGAAACCGCCGTCGTCACCACATTCGAATTCAGGGAAATGGTTTGCTCAGGCTCATCGTCGATCGTAGCCGCCACTTCCGGCTCGAGGCCCTGAGCTCTTACGATCTCCTCCAAGGGCGGCGCCGACATACTCTTCAGGGCCCCCAAGAACCGTCGAACAGGCTCATTTCCCATCGTGATGATCACCAGAGATCGCAAAGCCTTGCCGCCGAGCTTCACTTGGGAGAACAGAAAGCGATAGCCCCCAATCGTGGGATGCACGGCGAAAATATCTGCCACATAGCGGCGATCCGGCGCAGGTGCACCATCGGCTCTCACGCTGAGCTTGGTCGTCGTGACGCCCCCGACCCTCACTGAGTGCAGGACCTGCGCGTCAACGATGAAGCCTTCGCCCTGTCGAGGGAGAATGTCGTTAGCGTGCGCCTTGAGGTGCTTGGTCATTGGACCAGGGACTGTAGCATCTGGCCGTTTCGTGCGTCGCTTTCAACTGTCGCAGCCAGGCCTTCGGGGCACAGTCGGTGCCAAAAAGTGCTCGGTTCGAGGCCATCCAAGACCTCAGCCCCGAGCTAGGTGGGGCGCCGCGTCCAAGCGGCAGGCTCAAGGGGTGCGCCCCTGCCCGCCAACTCATCAGGCACACTCTCCAAGTCAAAACTGGAGGACTTAATGCGCCTGTACCCTTTCGCCTCGTGCCTACTTCTTGCCGCCTGTGCATCGAGCGGGGTGATTCCCACTGGCGCTGACACCTACATGCTCACCAAGACCAGCGCCGGCGGAGCCTTCGTCAGCGGCGCTGCGGTCAAGGGTGACCTCTACGTCGAGGCCAACAAATTCTGCGGCGACAAGGGCCTGGTGGTCGATACCGTGGACTCAAGCTCAAAGAACGCCATCCCGTTCGCGCGCATGCCGAGTGCCGAACTGCACTTCAAGTGCGTCAAGTCTGCGGCTGCCGCCGCCTCGGCGCCGCAGTAGGGGGACTGGCTGGCGGGCATGCGTGGATCGCCACGCCGGGTCAGTAATCATGCGGCCTCTGGCGGAGCGCCTGTCGGCCGGCCAGCATCGAGCCGAAGCGACAATGGCCACACCGCACCAATCGGAACGAACATGGACGACCAGACTGGCCTCAAGATTCTTCGCGATGAGTTGGCGAAGGTGAAGGCGCAGGGCCAAGAATCCCTCAGCGTTGAAGTGCTCGACCAGGTCATCATAGGGTTGCAGGAACAGGCGGGCACCTCTCTGGATCACCGCAAGCTGCACGCACAGCACATCCTGGCGCAGTACGACGCCGACGTACGGAGCGGCATCGAGGCCTTCAAAGCTACGGTCGAATCCGGTCGGGAAGCGCTAAACGCCCTGCTCCTGATCAACGGAGGTGCGGTCGTTGCACTGCTGGGATTCGTCGGCGCGATGGCAGCAAAGCCGAACGGCCTGGCCGTCGCAACCTCGATGCGTGCGCCGCTGCTTCGTTTCGGCGTCGGCGTGCTGCTGGGCGCCGTCGCCTTCGGCGCGCGCTACGTTTCGCAGGCTCTGTATGCGTCCAACATGAGGAAAGCCGGTCACGTGGCAAACGCCGTTTCTATTGCGCTGTCGGCGGCCGGATATTCCGTGTTCGTCTGGGGCTTGGTCGGCGCCGGCGATGCAATCGGGGTCAAGGGCCCGTAGGCCGGTCCGGCCCGCGCAGGCGCGCCGGCGCTCAGTCGACGATCGGCAGCCCTGCAAACGTCGAACCACTCGCGCTACGATGCGCCAATGTGCAACCGGGAACACCCAGCGCGCCGCGAACTCTACTGGGCGGAATTCCCCGCGATGCCGCCGGAAAACCTGCCAGTAGGCCCGATCTTCCCGCGGAAGCCTGGGCCGTGGTCGCGCTGGAAACCGGGATTGGGAGACGTCGCTGCGCGTGCCGATCGACGAAGCGCAGGCGTAAGTACGGCTGGCGGCAGTGGACACTTTCGCGGCTGGCCCTGAAGATGCGCCATGAGTCAAGCAGCCCAACCAAGCCACCGCGCACTGCATCTCGGCATGTACCCGGATGCCGTTGCATTCAAGAAACTCGACGGCCCGATGGCGAGGCAGTTGAGGGCAATCGCGCTGCATCGAACTGACCTTCTGTTCTGCCAACAAGCCGTTGAGAAGCTATTGGAAGCAAGCCTCCAGCCTCTCGTCGAAGTCGTTCACCATGCCTTGTGGATTGCAGCAATCGCGCAATATTTCAAATGCTTCGGCAGCAGCAAATCACGGGGGCAGCTATCCGCCGCCAAAGTCTTCAAGAGCCATCCTCAGGCGTTGCCTGTCTTTCAGTATTTTCAAGCGCTACGCGACAAACACATCGTCCATGACGAGAATGCTTACAGCATGTCATTTGTTGGCTTCGCACTGAACCCGAGAGCTGACCAAACGAAAATCGCGGGTGTAGTCTCGCTCGCATTAAATGCGGATAGCTCTGATGATTCACACGTTCGCAGTTTCAGTGAGCTTGTCAGAGCTACTCTCGACTGGGTTGAAGCGAAGCGAGAGGAACTGCAATCGATGCTCGCCTCAGAATATGAAGCAATGTCGTATCCGCAGTTGGAGGCAATGCCAGAAGTCTCGTTCAAAGCTCCAGACGCAGCACAGATCGCGATTCCTCGCTAGGCTCACTGCAAGCGCGGGCCAAACGGGCGATTCAGGACACTGGGGAGGATGGCATGAGAACGATTCGATTTCGAGCGATAGCTGCAGCGATGGCTGCGTGCGTGGCCACGACGCCGACGGCCCATGGCAGGCCGCACCACGCCACTCAGACTCTGGCACCGGCAGTCAGCGCGCCGGCGGATCAGCGGCCTCGCGAGCCGGTGCCCGTGGCAATCGTCTCGCAGCCTCCGGTGCCCGAAGACGAACGCCGGGCGCTGGAGCTCGAGCGAGCACAGAAGACGGCATCGGATGCCGCCCTCGTCACATGGACGAAGGTGCTCAGCATCGCGACGCTGTTGCTTGCCTGCGGCACCCTGGCGCTTTGGTGGGCGACAAGGCGCCTTGTCGTTGGAGCCGACAAGACCGCCGAGAGGCAACTTCGCTCCTACCTGTTCGCCCAGGTACTGATCGAGCACGAAGTGGCACGGCCCCTCATCGTCAATGCATCCCTTCAGATAATGGTCCGCGTCACCAACCACGGCACAACCCCTGCAATATTGACTCGGCTACGCGCACTTTGCGTCATCGACGACGGAGCGCCTCGCACATTGCCGACTTTTCCGGGAGCCGACCGTGAAGTTCCCGCGGGCATTGCGATCGGGCCGAACGGTACCTTTGAGGAGCGGATATTGGTGCCGGCGGATCTTCCCGGGCTCGCTGCGGTCCAGGCCGGCCACCAAAAGCTTTTTTGCTGCGGCATCATCTCCTATGAAGACGTGCTTGGCCTGCGTCGCGAGACAGGCTTCTGCTGGCATCTTGCGAACCCAGTCGGCGGAAGCGGGAATTGGTTCACGATCACACCGGATACGCCGCTGAACCATCGATCTTGAGTGCTACTTCGATTACGCACCGTGCCCGTTCGTCAAGGGGTCGAAGCGCGCCGAAATCGTGCCGTTGACCTCAGCATCCAGATCCTGGTCAGCGCATCGCGCTTGGCGGGCATGAAGATCGGTCGACCACCTTGTCTGTCCGATGGACTGTATCAGCGCTTCGGAGAATGGCCCTCGACGGGAGCCGAGCGCTTCTTTCGCTGCCGCCGTGACGCCGCGTAGGCCGCCAGCCATTCGGGCAGATCGACGATCTCGCCGGTCTCCACGTCGACGATCTGCCGCAAGCCGCCGAAGGCGAACGTCCGGCCGGCGTTGCGAAGCTCGCACCAGCAATCGAGCTGCTGCAGCTCGGGATGGACCCGCTGCACGCGCACGATGCGCTTCGTCGACACATCGCAGGCGTCAACGTACTTGATCAGCCACCTGGCCGCGAACTTCGTAGGCGCTCCGGCGAATGCTGATGGCGACCCAGAGGATCGACCGGCGCGTGGCCTGGCATCCGGCGGCGGCGCGGCGGCGCGTGAGGCACTATTGCGCCGGTCGTCCTTGCGCATCGCCCAGAACACAAGGACGATGGCAATCGCAGCGAAGGCCAGCAGTTCAAGCACACTCGGAGTATGCGGGACGGTCCGGCGAATCGAACCAAGTTCTCGGACTCACCCCTTGATCGTGGGCGCGCGGAGAGAAGGGCGAACGAGGCACTGCGCAATCGCGTGCACCAGCGGCCGACGCACACTTGCCCGCGAACTACGTCGACGCTTCGCTGATTCAGAAAGCCGCATGACGCTTCGCACTTGCCTCGGCCAATGCCTCTCGCGCGAAGGCCTCAGAGTTGTTGAAGACTTCGTCGATGCTGGTGGAAACGCGAATCCTCGGATTGATGAGAACCGTAGCGCCGCCTCCTTCAGGGATGAGTTCTCCATGCACGTGGACGGCGCTGCCCGGCATGTCGGCTGCGTAGATGAAGTACCCCCATCGCCGACCGGTGCTGACTTCGTCGAACCCGCCGCGATGCTTCCTGACGTTCGATTCCATTTTCGAGCCTCTTCAGTGATCAGCAGAGCCTCGATCATGACGCACCGACGGGATTCAATGCGTACACGCGACTTGGTCACGGCGTTGACCTTGGCGCAGGGCGGCATCGCAGGATCTTCGGCTATCAACTATGCCCGCCGAAGCGCGGGTCGGACTTCGCGAGAGTCTCCATTGGCCCGATCTGCTCGAGCCCGCGCTTGAGAGCAATGATGGTCGCTGCGAACGTCTCTCCAACCTCATCATTGGTCAGCTGCTTTCCGCCGCCAACCGTAGCAGCGATCTGCATCCGTGCCGCGACAATCGTCGCGGCTGCGTTGGCCAAGAGTTCGTTCTGCACTTTTGACATGTGTATCTCCCTCCACCGGGCATCGGTGGTGGGCGCCATGGTACGACGGAGCGCCGCGTGACCGCGACGTCCATCGGATCAGTACGACATGGGCATTGGCTCGTCACCACCGTTCAGGCCCCGGATGCGTTCAATGGCCTTTTCAAGCTGTTGGTACGACTCGACGATCGCTCCGGCCTCATCCAAGTCGAGGCCAACGAACGCAACCTTGCCCGCTGCAATTTTCGCTGCGGCCAAAGCCACGGCCAGCCGAACCTTATCTTCGAATTCCATTTTTCTCTCCTCCCACCGACTGTCGGCGGCGCCGTCATCCTACGCCTAGCTGAGACGCCGCTGCCCGGGGCCTGCCCGGCACTGCGCTCGATGAACCGCGCCGCGGCCGCTGCGCCAAGGCTCGCGCGCCTGGCCTTGCTGCGATGTCGTACGCCATGGCGCCACGCTGCTCGCCGACGCGCTCCGCGCAGTAGAGGCCGGCGGCCACCGCGAGCAGGATAAGAAGCCCGGCGACGTGCGTCACGCCCAGGCCGCCTCTGCCGACCGGGCCAAACGCTTCCGCACTGCAGCGGGCGGGCTCAGCAGCTGCTTTCGCGCGCTGGCGAGCGGTGAGAAATTCCAACGCGTTTCTTCAGGTGGCGCGGCGGTGGCGGCCTCCGCCGCCTCTCGCGCATCGGCGAGTTTCAGCACGTGCACGAGCCAGCCCGGCCTGAACTCTCGCGCCCGAACCTCTTGCGCGTCGAACTTCGACACGAAGCCCGGTGGCCACGGCGAGTCGAGCTGGAACTTCGGGGGCGGTGGCGCGGACTCGGCTGCCACTCGCCGGCGCTCGGCCCGCTCGCGCCGGCGCGCGACGTCTTCGTCCGAGGGGATCGGTTTGGCCGGGCGGTATTCAATCGTCGCGCTTTCGTTTCCGGCGCCAAGCGTCCAGGCAATCTGGGGAATTCCTTTGCGGTACCGCTTCCTGATCAGGCGCAGCTTCACCGCATTGGCGAGCAGTTGGTGCAGCGCGCCCGGCTTGACGCTCAGCCGGCGTGCCAGGTCGAACGTTTCGAGCTGCGCGCCCCGCGGAAGGCCCTTGAATATCTGAAGCGCTCGGAACCCGGTCGATCCCTCAACGATGAAACCCAAGGTGACCTCCATGCAGGTTGGGTGCGCACGTCGCAGCCTTGTTGGCGTCCCTCGTGCGCATGCCGATCGCTTCGAACTGGTAGGGAGCGATCAGCGGGCGGCGGCCATAGAGTCGGGCGGCACGCGCGTGGCCACCTGCGCGATGCGACCGCCCCATGGACTCAATGCACCGTTGGCGGCGTGAAGGCACGCGTCGCCTGCTTCCATGCCCACAGATTGACATTCGCCAGATGCCCCCATTGCCTGACGTGATCATTCGAGTCGATCTGCTCCAACAACGCCAACGCCTCGGACCGCTTCATGCGTGTCCCGAATGCCAGGTGGTAGGCTAGACCGGGTTGATTGAGCCCGACCGGCGACATGACGATCGCCCTGCATCGCTCGCGCTCGCGCTGAACCGCTGCCTCATGGAGTCGGCCGTCGCCGCGACCGACCGACGCCCTCTCGCGCGCGCCGCGCTCATCGTCGACGGCGACCCTGCGAGGTTCCATCTTCGATGGCAGTGGCGTCCGCTGCGAAGCCTCCGGCAGCGAAGGCAACACCGGCACCTCCGGCGGAGAAATGGTCAGGCGGTCCTCGGCTCGAGGCGACGACAGTCCGAAGAGATGCGCCAGGCCCAGAGGGATCCGACGAAGCGCGTCGACCGCGGTCGACGCCAGGGATGTGATCGTCTTCTTCATTGCGTGCTTTCGTTGACGGCCGGTGGCCGTTGGGAGGCATGCGGCGAACTGGTCTTCGCCGTCGCGCGCTCGAGATCCGCCAATGCGGACACCGCGGAGGCGGCCGCTGCGGACATTGGTGCAGGTGCGGACATCCGCATGCAGTGCGGACACTGCGGACATGAAAAACCTGCCCGAAATCTGCGGATGTCCGCACTCAGAAATGGGCCAGCGGTGTTCCCGAGACGCCACTCGCTGCCGACGAGATTTGCGGCGAGTTTTCCAGTCTCATCACGAGGGAGGCGGCCCTCCGCGATGCCGCGGCGAACGAGTCTCTCGTCGCACCCGTCGCGGCGCGCGAACTCGCGAATGGAGATCAGCTCAGCCAAGTGCGGACACCTTTTAGTGCGGACACCTTTTTGCCCCCTTCACCTAGACAGACATCACGGCGTCCAATAGCCCTCGATGCAGAAGTCGTTCCGGAGTACCTTTTGCTTTTTGCGGGGGCGGCGGGCACGCGGGGCCCGGCAGCGAGCAGCAGGTCCGCGGTCTCTCGGTCGTCACGCCGAAGGAGCGCCAGGCGCGCTCCCCGGGCCGTGGCTGCGTTGCGGCTGCCGCGCCGGTGCCCACCCACGCTGCCGATGGTTTGAAGACCGAACGGTGACCGAACGGCGATCCGCGGTGCAGGGCCATTCATGGCGTCACGGCCCCCGAGATTCCGGTGACGGCGGTGCCGCCGGCGCGGAACGTGCCTGGCGCGTGCTCGTGCGTGCTGCCGACGTCGTGCCCGTTGTTCGTCATGGCGCCGGTGACACTCGTGTCGCCGATCAGGGACGTGATGCCGGTGAGCGTCGTCGCTGCCGTGATGCCCAGCGTGGCGGCTTCGGTGGTGACGGTCGTGGCGGTCGTCGTGATGGTCGTCGCGTTGACGGTCATCGTGGTGGTGTCGATCTCCACGGACGGGGCCTGCAACTTGATCAGCGCACCAGCCTGCAGCGTGATGTTGCCGCCGGCGGTTGCGGTGATGTCGGAGGTCGTCTCCACGACGATCGGGCTGTCCTTGCCCTGCACGTGGATGCCGGCGGCCGACAGATAGACGAAGCGGCCCTTGTCGTCATGGATCGCGACCTCGCCGCTCGCGAGCCCAGTCATGCGAACCGTCTGGTTGTTCGTCGCCACCACGACGCCGTTGGTGCGCTCACCGGCGATGAACAGCACGACCGCGTCGCTGCCGACCGGTGGGTTGGATACGAAGCCGTACTCCGCCAAGCGCGGCGTGTCGTCCTTCAGCTCGTCCTGGCCGAGCTGCACCTGCATGACTTGCGCCGACCTCGAGTCATCGACTTGCGTGATGCGCCCTGCGCCGATCGCCATCAACGTGCGACGCCAGAGGCGCGTGATCGCTGAGGTGTTCATCGTACGCCCAGGTTGTCAGGGAGCCCAGCAACCTCGGCAGCGAGTGCCGAGTCGAACACCGCCGGCGCGACGTCGAACGCTTGCGGAGGCATGATCACCAGATCGCAATGCGTTCCGTCTGCGCCTTTGCGATAGGTCACCTCGCTGATCGTCCAGACGCGGCCGCTGACCTTCAGCGTTGGCAGATCGAGAGCCACCAGTGTGTTCGCCTGGTAGAGCGAGCCAGCCTTGTCGCGCCAGCTGTCCGTGGTCAGCCGCACTGCGAAAGATCGGCCGAAGCGCCTCGAGGACTCCCAACCAGCGCGAGCAGCCGCAACCTCCTGACCGCCGATGCCTCCGCCGCTGGATTCGGCGATCAGGATCTTCAGGCGATGCCGCTTGACGGTCTGATCAGGTCTCGACGCGATGAGATCGCCGCCGTTGCCGACGTCCAGGAACTTCGCCACCGGCTGCATGTAGCAGCGGTACTCGCTGAACCTCTCGTGCATGGATAGCGTCGCGCTCGCCGACTCGACGTTGATCCCTTGACGGAAGCCCGAGGCGGCACGTTGCGTGGTGGAGGCGCGCGCGAGCAGCAGGTTGCCGTCCTCGTCGTCGTAGGCCAGGAGGGCGCGGAACCGGCACAGGCGCTCGATGATCTCGTACGCGCTTTCTCCGCGCATCAGGTTGAACTTTGGGATCGGGGCGCCGGCGTCGTCGACGGCTTCGACCGTGATGCCGTAGGGTTCGGCCAGCTTGCGCGCCACCTCGAGCACAGACGAGCCGACGATCTGGCCGTTCGGCCACTCGGCGGAGCAATCGACGAGGTCGGCGCACTTGCTGCGCCCATAGACCGCAATCGCATGCTCGTCTTTGGAGATCGACGGGGTGACGATGTCGACGTAGCCGGTGATCACCGCCTGGCCGCCGATGCGCACCGTGCACGGATCGCCGGGCTTGATCTGCAAGGCATCGGCATCCGCCGCGTAGAGATCTGTGAGGCGGAGCTCGAAATCGCTCGGCAGCCGCTCGATGCCGCGCGTGATGCGCACGTCCTGCCAGCCGCCGTAGCTCCGGCCGTCGATGAGGATGGTGACGTCATCGCTGCGCGCGGCGTTCGCGGTGACGGTGACGTGCTGCACTACAGGGTCGATCGGCTGGTTCATGAGATGAGGGCTTTCAGCACGCGAGGCATGAATGCAGGGTGAATGGGCGCTGCCCGAGACACGAGTTCGTCGGCACGCGACGGATCGCGATAGAGACGCTGGGCCAGCACGAGCGATGGGAGGGAGCTGGCAACATCAACGGTCACAAGGCCCGGGAGCGACGCGCCGCGGGCGTTGAGGTCCTTCACTGCCTGCACGCGCAGCGCGCGCAGAGACGCGTAGACGCCGTCCTCGAGCTGGTCGCCCGCGATCGTGATCTCGGTGTCGAGGTCGGCCAGCACTTGCGTTCGGACATCCGCCGCGTCGTCGCTTGACCATGGCTGGTACTTCGAGCCGGCAATGGCGAGCGTGACCACCGAAGCTCGTCGAAACAGGTCGGCGCACGCGCCCTGCACCACCAGGCCCCCGCCGGTCGCGACGCCGTCAGGCACGAAGTTGGCAAGTGACTGCAGCCCGCGCAGCGCGTCGCCTGGCGTCGATGCGACGTTCAGAATTGCGGTGGCCAGCGCCTGCACGGCATCGGTGAACGGCGCCGTGTTGCCGATACCGATCTGGGATGCAGCGCTGACGAGTGCCGTGCACGCGCTCGCAACCAATGCGCGCGCGGCAGAACGAGCGGCGGCGAGCCCTTGTGGCGTCAGGCCAGCCGTAGCTGGGATGATCTCGCCTACCGAGACGCCGGATGCCAGGCCGAGCAGGCGGCCATAGTTGCCAGGCAGAGAGACGGCCAGCTTGATGAGGCTGGTGGCGTCGTTGCCCACGCGCTGCGCCTGAGCTGACCATGCGACAGCTTGCGCCTGAACCTGATTGGCTTGCGATGCGCCAGCGACCAGTGGGCCGGCAGCCTTTGCGACGAAGGCCGCGTTGCTTGCGCTCGCGGCCGCGGACGAGGCACTGGCGACTGCATTCGCGCCGTCCGACACCGACGACGGGTAGAGGCGCTGTCCCTGCCGGACGAACTGGAAGCGGTAGGCGAATGTGCGGCCCTGCTCCGTCTCCTCCCAGTCGAACCCGATGACCGCGACCTGCACGCGCCCGAGCGTGGGGTGCACGAGCTCCCCGTCGCCAGGCGCCTCCACCGCGGCGATCATGCGCGCCCGCTGAGCGATGACGTCGTCGCCAGTGACAAAGCCGACGATCTGGATCCGGCGCGACTGCCGGCCGAGATCTTCCACCCATGGAAGGTCGCGGAACGGGTACTCGTGCACCGCGTTGCGCCGGCCCGCCTGGCCGCCGCCGCCGCGCACGGCGAACGGCACGTTCCGGAAGGACGCGGGCTGCAGCTGATCCCAGAACGAAGGCGCGGCGGCCGCGCTTCGCGCTGCTGCGTCGATCGAGGCCGCTCCGCTTGTGGCTTGCGGATCGCTCATGGCAGGTCTCCGCTGGGCATGGCGTATTGGGTCAGGGTGGGCTGATAGGCGCTGGAGACCGGCGTCCCGCCCTGTGCCTTCGCAACCGCCGTGACGCGCGTGCCGGCAGGGAGGCCGTGAACATGCAACTCGATCGATTGCACGGCCGCCGCGTTGTACTGGTCTTTCGAGAACGGCTGCTTGCCCTGTTCATGGCTCACCATCGCGGCCATCAGGGCTGCACGCGTTTCGCGGTCATCCAGATCCAGATGCTGATCAGGGGAGAAGCCGGTCTTCTTGGAAACGTCGTCGACGTACGCCCCGGTGTTGTTCTCGCTGGGCGGCGCGTACTTGCCGATGATGCTGCGGGGCGTGTCGATTCCACGTGAGCCGTAGAGCCCGAGCTGCTCGCCCATTGCTCGCAGGCCATCGCCGGGGCTGGCGAACTGCGCGAAGCCGCCGACGGATGGCACCCCGCCCCAGGATCTGAGGTTGCCGGGGTTGTTGCGCTTGATCGCCTCCGGCAGAGCGCCAGGCCTCAAGGAGCCACCGATCTGGCCGCTGACGGAACGCTGGGCAGCCGTCGTCAGAGCTCGCTCACCGAACAGACCGTGGGACACGGTGTCGAACAGCGCCGAGACGCCGGTCAGGCGCATGCCTGCTCGGATCGCGTCACCGTTGAATCCCATCGCGGCGGGGAACGGATTGGTGTGCGATTCTGTGAGCCGGCCGGTCAGTGCGTCCATGCCCTTCGTCAGCGCTGGCACCATCCGTGAGCCGATGCTGTTTCCGACGCCATCGGCCGCGGCCTTGAGCCGATTCAGCGAGTTCGTGAAGTCGACCGACCACTGCAGCGCCTGGGGGCCAGCTTCGCCATGCAGCCTTCTGAATTCGGCGGAGAGGCGGCTGATGGCCTCGGGGCCTTGCATCAGCAGCGGAATTGCGTCCGGCGGGATATGCAGTGCGTTGGCGAGCGCCTCGCGCACGTGCGGATCTGCGATTCGGGACATCGCGAGCGCAATACCATTCATCGCTCCGTCGACGTCAACCATGCCATTCTTCATCGGCGTGCCGATGCCGAGCTTCTCCAGCGCTTGCAATGCCTCGGCATCGCGGCCCCACTTCGCGTTGTGCAAGGTCGTTCCCAAACCATCGAGGGTGTTGGTGAGAACATCCGCGTGCACGCCGGCCAACTGGGCTGCGCCACGCCAGTCCTGAAGCGCTTGAGAGGAGATTCCGAGGCGTTGAGACGTCCGATTGATTTCGAATCCCGAACTCGCGAAGCGCACGCCCAGCCCGATCGCAGCGCCACCGGCTGCCAGCAGCCCGCCGACGATGCCGCCGGCGCCCAACACTGTCTCTAGTGGCCCCAACGACAGGCCCAGCGTCCGGCCCATGGTGACCGCTGCGTTCGAAACGTTGCCCATTCCCTTCGCGACCTTGTTGAGGTGCATCTCGCGGGAGAGGGCGCCCACCTGGCGCTGCACGTTGACGAGCGGGCGCGCAGCCTTGCTCGCCTGATCGTTCAGCTTGCGGAACGTCTTGGTGAAGTCGTCGATCGCTGAAACGCGAACCTGGAAATTGTTCGCCATGCTGTCTCCTGGATCTCAATGGCACAACCGCGTGCCCGATCGCGGCGCAATAGATAGCGTGCAGCGGCCTGCTTGACTGCGCGCGTGCGCGGCTGCGCGAACCTGAGAAATGACGCGCTGCATGCCGTCGGCAGATGGGCGGTACTACATCGCGTTCGTGATGTACGCACGAACAGAAGAGGTGAATCGCAGCTTCACGCGATACAGCGCGCGAGGCGCGAGCGGAATATTCGGCGCCAACCCGATGACGGCAAGCTCGCCCGCGCCGACCTCGTTGAATGATCCGCCGGCCAAGCTGGCGCTGCTCACGTTCCCTGTCGGTGGCGCGTAGTTCAGCGCAGCGGTCACGCCGCCTCGCTCGAGCATCTGCGCTGTGATGCCAGGGCTCGCGCCATCGCCAATGATGTCGAACAGGTGGCCAGCGGCCGGCAACACCCACACAAAGCGTCCGACACCGCCGCCCGCCGCGATAGACGGCTGGGTCGCGTCGAAGGGCGACGCGGGCGCCACGCCGACTATCACACCGAACTCGCTGCTGATGGTCCGAAGCTGACTTGTCGTGCGCGCCAGCGTGCCGGCGGAGATGGGGACACCGCCATGCAACTTGATCACGGGCGCACCGGCGAAGGACTGCAGCGAATCGATGACGACGTCGCCCATTGCATACGCATTCGCGTCCGTATCCAGGAGGCGCCAAAGCGCCGGCGCAGAGGCTCCGGTCAATGCGCGGAGGTCGCTGTGGGGGACGAGGCCGAGGCTGAAGGTGGTTGACATTGGGGATCCTGGTCAATGGGAAAAGCGGGCGCTCGACTCGGCCGAGATAGACGCGGGCGGTCCGCGCGGCGTTTCAGCGAGATTGCTCGAAGGTGCTCGGTGCGTGGCTCAATCGTGGAGCTTAGAGGCGTACCCGCGCTTGGTGAACATGTCGGCGCGCACCTGCTCTTGCGTGCGCAGGGCGCGGGACTTGTAGGCTTCGAGCTTGTTGAATGCCATGCGCGGTTCGCGGACACGGAGTGCGAGCTCAGCCAGCGCAGGGTCGTCGTCGATGTGCGCGAGCTTCACCGACTTGCCGTCGACTAGCGCCGTCATCGAATCGCCATGCAGGAGATAGCCGACGCCGCGCAGATCGGGCAGCAACATCTCGCTGAGCTGCTGGTTGACATACGCCCCCGTCGCATTGGATGCGACGACCAGCATCCGCATCGCTTCGATCATCGGCGCCGCAGCCTGGGCAACCTGCTCGGCGAGGGCCCGATTCACAGCGCCGCCATGCTCGAGCGCGACTTTCTGCAGGGCAATCCGTTCGGCGTCCAGCTTGGCCTCGGCAGCCGCAAGCGACTCCGCCAAGTTCTTGCTGACTCGAACTTTGCGATCGGCCTTGGCCGCGGCGTCCGCCACCGCGCCTTCTAACTTCTTGGCATCCTTCTCGATCAGCTCAGCGGCCGAATCGGTCATCGCCAGAGCCAGCTTCGTGTCGTTCGCCGCCAGGGCGTTCGCCGCATCCTCCTGGAGCGCTCTCGCGCTGGCGATTTCCCTGTTCTGGTTGTCGATCGCCGCGTTGATCCGCATCACCTCGTCATAGGCGACAAGGGCTTGCGCGATCGCCTGGCGGTGCTCGGGGGAGATCTCCGGGATTTCGAATTTCATCGGGTTCTTTCGTTGCGCCGGCGATCAGATGGCAGCGGCCGGGCCGGCGCCGGGCGTGCTCGTGTTCTCGATGGCCGCGGCGCGCACGGTGCGGGCGACAGGCGCGGCGAAGCACTGGATCCGCGCCCAGGCCATCGCTTCGCTGACGGTCGGCATCTGGCCGTTGCCGCGGCGGAAGTCGAGCGCCTCGATCTCCGGGGGCCCAGCTGCTCGCGTCAGGCGCCGCACTGTCTCGTCGCTGTCCGCCTGGCGCGCGGACAGTTGCTCGAGTTCGGACGGGTCCTCGATGGACAACGCGTGGGCCGGATCGGCGTTGTCGACTGAGGGCCGTTCGCTCGGGAAGCGCCCGCTGGAGTCGCAGGCGTTACAGGTGCCATGACGGGCGCCATGACAGCCGCCGCCAAGCCCCTTCGCCATTGCGCCCAGTCCGTCGAGCGCCAGGCGTGCAGCGCGCGCATTGCTGGCGAGCGGCGGCCGGGACGTGTCGAGTACGCCGGCCACGATGCGCACGAGCTGGTCCGCGCGCGCCGCGCCGACCGTGCATTGCGCGTGCTTGTGGCCCGATGCTCGTCCGCGCGCGACGTCGGTCATTGAAGTCCTCCGCCAGCATTCGCAAGGGGGGTACGAAGCCCCTTCCCGAATTCGAGCGTTGCGCAGATAAGCCCCATCAGCTTACCGAGCTCCGCGATGGCGTCGTCGCGGCCGGCCTGGTACTGCGCCCGCTCGGAGGCCGTGAGCGGCCGGCCTGGCAGCGCCGGCGACCATTCGACGGCCGCAGTCCCGCGTTGGCCCGGGATGATCGGAGGAACGATCAGCGTAGCCGTCCAGCGACCGACAGGCCAGGAGCGGACGAAGACAGGTTCAGCGGACATTCACATAGCTCCTGCCACCACACAGTCC